GGTACTGCCTCCACCGGGCGGCGTCGCGCTGCACCTGCACCCACAGGTCGATGTCGGGGCGGTTGTCGCGCCGGTACTTGTTGCAGGCGGCCTCGTGCAGGACGAGGTAGCAGGAGCGGGCGTCGAACCCAGCCTCCATGAGGATGCATTGGAGGTGGTACATTCGGGCGGACCAGTCGTCGCTGATCTCGGGTCGGATCATGAACAGGTCGTTGGCGACGCTGTTGTTGACCAGGGCGAGCAGGCGGTAGATCTCGTTGGGGTCCTGCTCCTGGGGGACCTTGGAGTCAAGCTCCTCCTGGGCCAGGGGTTCGGCCGGTGGGTAATGGGCGGCGAACTCGACGACGGTGACGGCCTCGCCCTCGCGCTGGATCTCGACCAGGTCGACACCGCCCGCTCCTCTTCTTCTGACGGTCTCCTCGGAGTACTGGGTGACGCGGAATGGCGCGCCATATTCGGGCTTCGTGTTGTAGGACCAGGGGACGCGCAGCATTTTGGCCAGGGGCCAGCCGCGGTCCATGCCGTCGCTGGCGTGGGCGTTGTACAGCCCGTGCGACAGGTCCTCCAGGTCGTTGTTCGACAGGTTCTCGGCATCGAGGAACCGCCAGTAGCCGTGCCAGTGACCGGGGCTGGTGCGAACGAACGTGGTGGGCAGGATCGCCAGCTTGGAGGGGTCCATGTCGTCGCCGTCGCAGTAGACGACGTCGCAGCGCAGCACGTTGGCCTTGGTGGCGTGGCGGGGGTCGGTCAGGGAGGGCGGCTGGGTGAACGTCATGGGCTTGAAGTAGACGTCGCTGCTGCCGTGGGCTTCGACGTAGCGCCCCATGGCGGCCTTCTCGTCAGGCCAGGAGAACCACTTGAAGACGGTGAGGCGCCCGAAGGGGTCCTTGGTGATGATGGGCACCCAGCCGGGGGTGTCGGGCAGTACCTCCTCGAAGAAGGCCATGGTTATCTCTTCCTCTTCTTCCTTCTCTCGTGCGGGACGACGGGGCCCCGGCGCCGTCAGTTTAGCGACGCCGGGGCCCTGCTGGTCACCGGTGCAGGATCAGTGCGCGGAGCGGGGCGGGGTTCTCTAGGCCCACGAGGACGAGGTCGTCGTCGTAGCGCCCCACCCACCAATCTTCCACGTCACCCTCGGCGCGCCGGTCGTAGACGTCGAGGGCGTCGATGCGGGTGATGTTGTCGTACCCGTACTCGTAGCCGTCGACGAGGACGCGGGTGTCGCCGCCCTCCGTGTCGCGCAGCTGCATCAGCTTCTCGATCAGTTCGTCAATGGTCATGGGCTGTTCACTCCTGCTCAATGGTCGTGTTCTGAGCCCAGGCCTCGGTCTTCAGGCCAAAGCTCAGGACCTCCTGCTCCAGCCAACGGATCAGGTCGTCGGGGTCGATGTACTTCAACCGGAACAGCATCCCGAACACTCCGGCCGCCGTCGCGACCCGGACTCTGCGCCGACCCTGGTCCGTCTTCACGACGCGCAGCCTGGTGGCCCTGGAGGCGGGGCTGTTCATGAGGTTCAGGGGGTTGTCGAAACCGAGGATGTCTCCGAGATCCTTGACGACGAACCAGAGGGATCCGTTCTCTTCCACCACCACTCGGACCGGCTCGTCCTCGTAGTGCAGCGTGATCAGTGCTGACTTGGCCATGTTGTCTCTCTTTCTCTTGATCGGGTCCCCTATGCGGGGTTGCCCAGCTTCTCGGCGTAGCGCTCGTACTCCAGCGTCAGCACGGCACAGCCTCCGCCCTCGCACGCTCCCAGGCGCCCTTGCGCAGCTCGACATCCAGGACCTCGTCCAGCAGCCAGCGGTAGAAGCCCTCGGACCGCTCCGACCGGGACCGGAACGCCAGGCCGATCAGCGCCCGGGCCGACACCGCCCTGGCCTGATGCCAACCCCGGCGCCCCTCAACGCCGAACCACCGGATCTCGTTCTCGTCGAACCTGCGCAGCATGTTGGGCGAGTCCCTGTACCCCAGCAGGCGGGCCACGTCCACGGCGACGAACCAGGCGCCGTCGTCGTCGACGAACGCCCGCAACTCATTCTTCTCGTAGTAAAACAAAAGCATGGCTTCTCTCCTTCGACCAGGCCACCGGGGCCCCGCGCATGACAGGGCCCCGGCGGCTGGAATCAGAACTGAACGGTGGCGTCCTCAGGCGCCTCGAAGTCGACCCTGTCGACACGCCCCCACGGGTCGCCCATCAGCGGGGTGCCGTCGGGGTTGAACAAGGGCTGACCGGTCGCCCGGTCCTTCCGCTGACGGGGGGCGTCGAGCGAGGTCTCGATGACGCAGCGGCGCCCGAGCATCGCCTTGAACAGCCTGTCGACGGTCAGTGGCAGACCCGCCCCGCTGAGCATCGCCGTGCGCTTGCCCGGGTCGTCGGTCCACAGGCCCATGTCAGACAGCAGTCGCTTGAACCCGGGGTTGAGGACCTTCTTCTTCGACCCGCGCATCTCGCGCTCGATGGAGAAGACGACCCAGTTGCGCACCTGGAGTCCGTGGTCGGGGTCGTTAACGTCGTCGATCTCGTAGGTGACGACGATCTGGGGCGCGCCGCTGTTCTTCGACGTCGTGCACTCCAGCTTCGCCACGTGCGCGTTGTGCACGCCGGGCTGCGGGGCCCTGAAGTTGTTGCCCCCGACGACCTCCAGGTCGGACAGGTCCAGACCGTTGAGAGCGCCCAGGTCGGCGACGGGCGCCTGGCCCCCACCGGGGGCGAACGAGGCGAAGGGGTCGTTGTTGGCGGTCATGCGTTCTCCTTGTTGGTGTTGGTATTGGCGGATTCGATGTTGTGAGCGAGCGACCAGATCTGGGCCAGGGTTGGGTTGATCAGGTGGTCGGGGAAGGAGCGGGTGCGCCGCTTCGTGATGGCCCCGGGCATGAAGAACGACGCCCGCATGATGGGCTCCCCCTCGTTCTGCCCGGCCTGCATGTAGGCGACGAAGTCGAACTTCGAGGGCATGTGCTTGCCCGACTGATTGCCCTTGAAGGCGGGACCCACCTGCGTCTCCCCCGTGACCGAGTTGGTCGTGCGGTCCACGTGGGTGATGACGATGAGGTTGACGTCGTTGACGCGGCGGAAGGCGTCGACGAGGGTCACCACGTTGTCGTAGGCGGCGGTCCACGGCACGTAGTTGTTGCCGGGGTTGGCGGCCTTGGACTCGTTGACGATGAGCTCCTGGAGGCTGTCGACGGAGTCGAGCACGACGGTGCGGTAGGGGAAGGATCCCGCCTGCATGGCGGGTCGGACGACCTGGTAGATGAACTTGTTCGTCTCGGCCCAGGAGTCGAGGTGGACGATGGTCAGGTTGTCCAGGTCGCCCCAGTCGCGCAGGGGGAGCGTACCCCGTTCGAAGTCGAGGTAGAGCACGGGGCTCATCTCCTCGACCTTGGAGGCGGTGGCGGAGAGCGACGTGTTGTGCGTGAGGACGTAGTCCTTGGCGACATACAACTGATCCGCCGCGGCGACAGCCAGACACCGAACCGGCTTCTCTCCGACGGCGCGCACCGAAGTGAGCTTACGGTGTGCGTAGGGGGAGTTCTTGAGGCTCCGAGAGCCCCACTCACTCGCCAGGAAGGGACTGTCGCCTCCCCACATGGCGACCTTCTTGTACGCTCGCGAACTCCGGCTGGGGGACGCGGACCAACTCTGTCGGGCCCTGTACCCGAGAGACCAGGCGAGTTCCTGCACCTCTCGGGCCAGGCGTTCGCTGGTGGTGCCATACTGGGCCCGCTCACGTTCCTTGCGCACCGACCCGTCGCCGTCCATGAGCCCGGCCAGCAGTTCGCGTCGCTGGTCGACGGAAGCGGTCAGGTACTCCGGGGGAATGAACTTCTTCCGGGACTTAAGCCCGAGAAGGCCCAGTTCCCGCAGCACCGCCCGAAGTGTGGAGTGGTGAAACTCATCACGCGGGTGGGTGAACCTGAAGTGTCGTGCCGAAGAGGTGCGGCAAGTGGTCTCCACCAGGGTGTAGCCTGCACGGGCGGCCTGCCGAGTCATCTCGTCGATGACGGACTGCTCGTTCTTCGTCCAGGTGACCGTGCCCTGCTCGGGCAGGTACCCGTCGGCGAGCAGGCCGCCAAGCATGTACGGGGGCAGGGAAAGGTCCCTGTCGTTGAGCATCGCCGGACGGTGGAGCGCAGGGAAGTCGCAGCGCATACCCTCCTTTCCCTCCAGGCGGGGCAGGAAGTTCCGCGTGGGTACCGTGATCCAGGTCCCCTTAGAGGATCGGACCGTCCACAGGTGCTCGGCGTCAACCTCGACAGAGGCTCCGTCGTCGAAGGTGAACTCGTAGACGGGAAGCACTCCGCGATCCCACACGCCGTACAGCCGACGCGGTTCGCCCCGGCTGCCGATCAGATAGTCCCCGACGTTGAGATCCTCGATGGGCACCCAGCCGTGGTCGGTGAGAATCGGGGTCCCGTACGGATGCCCCTTGCCGCTCCCTGCCCCTCCGTAGAGGAGTACTGAGATATCCTTGAGCTCCTGCGGATCCTCGGCCGTGAAACCGGCTGCTGCGAGCATCTTATCGAATGCCGCTGTCGACATCAGGCCACCTCTCCCTCGTCGAGCGGGAACAGCGCCAGCTGCTTCCACCCCGGCAGGGTGAGGGTGTCGACCAGCTCGGCGCCCTCAACGCCGCGCAGGCGCCACAGGGCCAGGAGCCTCTCCAGGTCCTCCCCGGTGCGCAGGTCGACGACCTCGCCCCTGCTGGACAGGGTGCACTCGATGCGGTCGTGCACCCTCGTACCGGCCGGGAGGGTCAGCGTCAGGACGAGGGGCTCGGTGTCGACGTTGAGCTCATTGGTGATGGTCCACATCGTGGTGCTGTCTCCGCACAGGAGCCGCACCTCCTCGCCGTCGCTGACGATCAGGCCGGGCATGCGCTCGGCGCGCCGCAGAACCCGCTCAATGCCCCTGGTGCGAATCGCCGAACCCTTCATCGCGCCTCCCTTTCGATCCACTTGAGGACCTCGTCGTGGTAGCCCACATAGGCCCTCGTCCAGCCCATCGACTCGCTCCACTCGAAGATGGTAACAGCGCCGTTGTTCCCGGCGACCAGAGCCAACTGGCGTCCGTCCTTGGTGTAGACCACCCGGTAACGGCCCAGGTTGTTGCGGGGCCTGTCGAGCGCCCACCCCGCCCTCCTCAGAGCCTCTTCGATCATGCCGATACTGACGATCACGGCATACCTCCCCATGTGGCCATGTCGGCCTCCTCCTTCTTCAGTCGCTTGCAGCGGTAGCAGCCGGGCGAGGACTCGTACGCCCCGCTCGACACCCCCGCCCCCTCGTTCTCCTCGTTCCGGACCCGGGCCACGAGCTCGCTGAAACGGCCCAGGACGGCCTCGGCGACGGCTCGACGGTACTGGAACACCAGCGTCCGGGCCGCGCCCGGCAGAACGTCCGTGGACGCATCACGCGGGATCATGAGCAGGCTCGCCCGCTCCACCTTGTAGCCGTCGCGCTCCAGGGCGTAACCGTAGAGCATCATCTGCGCGTAGTACTTCCACGCCGTCTCCCAGATGATCTTGTCCCGGTCCATCAGGACCGACCCGTCCAGGCGGTTGTGCACGACGGAGGAGATCCCCGCCATGCGGGACTTCGACAGGACCTTCCAGTCGATGACCTCCCTGCGCTCGATGTCGAACAGGTCGACAGTGCCCCTGATCGGCCCGTAGCCGTCAACCTGAGCGACGTCGACCCGCTTCTCCACGAGGACCAGCCCTGCCCGCCCCTCCGGGGAGTTCGACAGGCGCTGCTGGGCGAGCAGGTGGAAGGCCGTGCCCAGCAGCGGGGCGAGCGGGGTGCCCGCCCTCTTGTCCTCGTAGGTGCCGCGGATCTTGTCGGCCAGACACCGCTCGCACACCTCTCCGAGTTCGGAGGGGCCGACGTGGCGCTG